GTTGGCGAGGTTACTACATTAGTTACTGAAAGCATAGATGGTGTTTCTGAAATAAGTGTAAGTGCTGCCTATGAAGCAGCAAAAGCAAATGTACAATTACAGAATAGTGCAAAGTTAGCAGCTGCACAACAAGGGTTACTTGTAGAAAAATACGACTTACAAGCAGAGAAATTAAGGCAAATAAGAGATGAAGAACGTAATAGTATTGCAGAACGAAAAAAGGCTAACGATGATTTACTAAAGGTATTAGCAGACCAAGAAAAGGCGATGTTAGCACAAGCATCTGCACAAGTAGCAGCAGCACAAGCAGAGGTAGATAAAAACAATTCAATAGAAAACCAAGTAGCATTAACTGAAGCATTAGCAAATAAACAAGGTGTACTTGCACAAATAGAGGGTTTTAGGTCTGAACAAAAAGCAAATGATTTAGCATTAGATAGAGAGCAAATAGAACTTACAAACGCAAAATCAGAAAGTGAAAGTAAATTATCTATTGAGCGTAAAAGGTTTAATGCTGAACAAATAGAAGATGAACTTTTAAGGTTAGAAAAACTAAAAGAAATTGACATACTAGAAGCAGAACAAGAAGCAATAAGGTTACAAGCTATTGTAGATAATGCAAATGCTGGTACACAAGCAAAGGTAGATGCTGAAATAGCTTTAGATGAATTTAAAGAACAATCAAGGCAAAAGAATTTAGAAAGAGATAAGGAAATAGCAGAGCAAGAGAAAAAAATAAACGATGCTAAAATACTTATAGATACTAAAACTGCACAAACGAAAATACAAAATGCAGAAAGTGTAAGTGGTTCAATAGGTCAACTTGCTACATTAGCTGGGGAAAGTACTGCTGCTGGTAAGGCTTTAGGTGTTGCAAGTGCAACCATTGATACTTATGTAGGTGCTAACAAGGCTATCGCAAAAGGTGGTTTTGCTGGTACTTTACAAGCTATTGCAATTATAGCAACTGGTTTAGCAAACGTTAAAAATATTATTAGCACTAAAATACCACAAACTAAAGTAGGTACAAGCACATCAACAAGTGGTGGTTCAACGGTAGCTGCACCACAAGTACCAAACTTTAACATAGTAGGTGCAACAGAAACAAGTCAACTAGCTGATGCAATAGGAGAACAAACACAACAACCAGTACAAGCGTATGTAGTAGCAAATGATGTAACAACTGCACAAAGCCTAAACAACAATATCGTTGAGGGAGCAAGTATTGGATAAATGCAAAAAATAATATAATACTGATATATTAATATGAAAATAATAGAGTTAATCTTAGACGAAGAAAGCGAATTAGGGATAGAAGCTATTTCAGTAGTAGAAAATCCAGCAATCGAAGAAGATTTTATAGCTTTAAAAAGCCAAGAAATAAAACTTGCAGAGGTAGATGGAGAAAAGAAAATACTTATGGGTGCTTTATTGATACCTAACAAGCCTATTTATAGACGTAATGGCGAAGATGAATATTACATATACTTTTCAAAAGATACAGTAGAGAAAGCCTCTCAAATGTATTTAATGCAAGGCAATCAAAATAACAGTACACTAGAACACCAATACGAACTTAACGGACTTAGTTTAGTAGAAAGCTGGATAGTAGAAGATAAGGTACACGACAAGAGCGTAAAGTATGGAATGGATTTACCTATTGGAACGTGGATGGGAAGTGTTAAGGTTAATAACGACAAGGTATGGAATGAGTTTGTTAAGACTGGTAAGGTTAAAGGTTTTAGCATCGAGGGTTACTTTGCTGATAAAATGGAAAGACCTAAAGAACCGATTAAAGAAGAAGAAGAAGAACTAACTTTAGAAGAGAAGCTATTACAAGAAATAATTGATATTATTAGTAATGACAATTAATACAGTTTTAAAAAGGTTAGATTTAGAAAGCTATAATGACTATCCACAAGGTGCTAGAAACAATGCTAAACGTGCTTTAAAATGGGTTGAAAAGAATGGCTGGGGTTCTTGTGGAGAAGCTACTGGTAAGAAAAGAGCAAACCAAATAGCAAACGGAGAAAAGATAAGCAGAGATACAATAGCACGTATGGCATCATTTAAAAGACATCAGCAACATAAAGACGTACCATACTCTGAGGGTTGTGGTGGTTTAATGTGGGATGCTTGGGGTGGAAGTGCTGGTGTTAATTGGGCAATAAATAAACTTAAACAACTTAATAAATAATAAAATGTCAAGAGAAAAAGCATTAAAACGTATAAACGAATATTTAGCAAAGCAAGAGCCTAAGAAAGTAGAATTAGCTTTAATAGATGATATTGAAAAAATATTAGACAAGGCTAATGCTGAAAGAAGAAGATTACAAAAACAAGCATTAAAAATAGCAGATGCGTTTAATGAATTACAAACCGATTACACACGTGCTTTTATGAAATCTAAAGAAGCAGAAAACAAAGCTAAAGAATTAGGTGCAGAGGATTTAAGAAAGTTGTTTGGCAATCGTGGGGATGAAGCTAAAGATTACCAAAACGAAGTTGGAAAAGCAGCTAATAAAATCAAATCAATAATCAATAGCATCTAATGGCTAAAGATAAATTTATAACACCAAGTAAGGTAAGTCCTAAAGGCAGCAGACGAGGTTGTTTATGCAAGGATAAAAACACATATTCTCGTAAATGTTGCGATGGTAGTTTATGGGCACAAGGAATAGGTAAAATATAAATAAATATAAGATGAATAATTACAAAAACGTTTTAAAACACTTAAACAAAGAAGATAAGGTAGAGTTAGAAACTCAAAAAGTTGAATTGGGTATAGCACAAGACTATGCTAGTGCTTCTATTGATGCATTAGAATCTATTGACGATGCTGAAAATTTAATAAAATCACTTAAATCTTTGAATGGTAAAGCAGATATAGTATTTAAGAAAATATCAAAAGCAGAAAATGATATTATAGGTATTGCTCAAAAAATGATTAGCAAGGTAAAAGAATTAGGTATTGATGAAAATAAATTGCCAGAAATTAAGAAAGCAAGACAATTACAAAAAAAACTTGTTAGTACAAGGAAAGATTTATTAAATGCAATGCCTTAAAAACACAACCTAAAAATGCAAATAATTTTTAATAATTGATATATAAGTATGGAAGCAAAAACTATGTTAAATTCTATAAAGCAAGTTCTAGGTATGGAAGTTAAGCTAGAACAAATGACTTTAGAAAACGGTACTATCTTTGAAGCAGAAAGTTTTGAGGTAGGACAAGAGGTGTTTATCGTGACAGACGATGAAAAAGTAGCAGTACCAGCTGGAGAGTATGAATTACAAGATGGTAACATTATTGTAGTTAACGAAACTGGCGAGATTGCTGAAATAGGTGCAAAAGAAGAAGAAGCACCAGAAGAAGAAGTAGAAGCTAACGAAGAAGAAAAAGAAGAAATGGGTTACGCTACTAAAGAGGAACTAGCAGAGGTTAAAGAAATGATTGAAGAAATCAAAGCTATGTTAGAGCCTAAAGAAGAAATGAGCAAAGAGATTGAAGTAATAGCTGAAGAAGTTGTTGAGCAAGTGAAAGAAGAATTATCACAGCCAGCAGTAGAGCCATTAACTCACAATCCAGAAGCTAACACAAAAAACAAGGTAGAGGTAAAATATTCTAAGAATAGAAAAATGTCTACACTTGACAGAGTTTTAAATAAATTAAATAACTAAAAATTAAATAAAATGCCAAATCCAACAATTACTAGTTCTTCATATGCTGGAGAATTTGCTGGGAAGTACTTAGGTGCTGCCCTTTTAAGTGCTTCAACTTTAGATGCTGGAGCAGTAACAATATTGCCTAACGTAAAGTTTAAGGCAGCGATGAAAGTAGGTTCATTTTCAAATTTAGTACGTAGTGCTGATTGTGACTTTGATGCTACAACATCTGGAATGACTTTAACTGAAAAGGTATTACAACCAGCTGAGTTACAAGTAAACTTACAAATCTGTAAGAAAGAATTACACGCAGATTGGGAAGCTGCTCAGATGGGCTTTAGTGCTTTTGATGAGTTACCACCATTATTTTCTGATTTCGTAATAGCAAGAGTTGCTGCTGAGGTTGCTCAAGCTACTGAACAATCTATATGGAACGGTTCTGCTGGAGAGGGTAGCTTTGATGGTTTTTCTACTTTATTAGCTGCTGATGGAGATGTAGTAGATGTTGTAGGAACAAATATAACTGCCGCAAATTGTATCGATGAGCTTGGGAAAATTATTGATGCTGCAAATCAATCTGTATTAGGAAAAGAAGATTTAACTCTTTATGTTTCTAACAACATCGCTAGAGCATATATTCGCTCATTAGGGGGCTTCGCCACGAATATTGGTGCAAACGGTGTAGATAACAAGGGTACAACTTGGTACAACGGTGGTCAATTAACTTTCGAGGGTATCAATATCTTTGTAGCACAAGGTTTAGCATCTAACAAAGCAGTTTTAGCACAATCTTCTAACTTATTCTTCGGAACTGGTTTACTAGATGATAGAAATGTTGTTAAGGTACTAGATATGGCTGACCTTGATGGTTCAGACAATGTGAGAATTGTAATGCGTTATACTGCTGGGGTGCAAATAGGTATCGGAGCAGACGTAGTTTACTATACTGCTTAATAATTAACTAACTAATGTAAGAAAGGGTGGGCAAAACTGCCTACCTTTTTTTATTTAAAACCTAAAAAATATATGTCTTGTGCAATAACTAAAGGTAGAAGTTTACCTTGCAAAAGTTCAGTAGGTGGTCTAAAAAATATTTTTATTTTAGATTACTCAACTGCTATTGCAGCGTTAACTGATGCTGCTGGAACTATAACATTACCGAGTGATGGTAGTGCTGAGTTCTTTAAATATGAAATTAAAGGAAACTCAAGCATAGAAACTGCCGTAAACTCATCAAGAGAAAACGGTACTACTTTCTATGAAACAACTTTGAACGTTACATTAACAACTGTTGACGTAGCTACTCAAGAAGAAATTAAACTACTAAACAGAGGTCGTGCTCATTATGTAGTAGAAGATTACAACGGTAACTATTTCTTAATTGGTAAGGAACACGGTGCTGAAATTACTGGAGGTACTATCGTGAGTGGTGCTGCAATGGGAGATTTAAGTGGGTTTACACTTGTAGCAACTGCTCAAGAAACTGCACCACCATTCTTCGCAACTGCACCAGATGAAAGTGCAACTACACCTATTGACCCTAACGCATAGTTAGATTAATGTTTGATTGAATTAAGGCTACTCTTTTTGGGTAGCTTTTTTTTGTACAAAAAACAAAAATACATTGATATATAAGTATGAAAGTATTAAGGACTGGTTTAGCTGGAGCGCAGACAATAAAAATAATACCTAGAGTTTACTCTACTACCCTTACAATAAAATTAAGGGATAATAGCACAAACGAGATAACTACAATTTTAACAATACCACCAGAGGGGATACCATCAGCACAAAAGGTTGGTAATTATCTTGAAATAATTGCTCTTTTCACTTTAGTAGAAAACCGTTTTTATGATTTAACAATTTATGATGGTCAACGTTCAGTTACAGACTTAGATATAATTTACAAGGATAAGATATTTTGCACAAATCAATTAATAAATCAAAATACAAACACGCAATATTCTATAAACAACGGAGAATACATAAGTGAAGAAGCTGGTAATAACGATTACATAATAATATGAACGATTTAAGAGTAGTAAACCTATCGACTTATACAAGTCCAGTAATTAGCGAAAAGACTAATCAAGACTTTGTAAGCTATGGAGAGGATAATAATTATTTTCAGTACCTAATCGATAGGTATAATGGCAGTCCTACAAATAACGCTATTATAAACGGTGTTAGCGAGATGATTTACGGTAGAGGATTAGATGCTACTAATTCAAATAAAAAGCCAGAGCAATACGCTCAAATGATTTCATTATTTCATAAGGATTGCGTAAGAAAGTTATGCTTTGATTTAAAGTTAATGGGTTCTTGTGCTATGCAAGTTATCTATTCTAAGGATAGAAGCAAGATTGCAAGGGTTGAGCATATGCCAGTAGAAACATTACGTGCAGAAAAGTGTAACGACAAAGGAGAAATAGAAGCATATTACTACCACCCAGATTGGTCAAAGCAAAAAAGAAACGATGTACTAACTAGAATACCAGTATTTGGTACAAGTAAAGAAAGCATAGAGATTATTTATGTAAAGCCTTATAGAGCTGGTTACAAATATTATTCAAGTGTAGATTATCAAGGTGTTTTAAGTTGGTGCAAAACAGAGGAAGAGGTAGCAATATACCATCTCAACAATACTTGCAATTCTTTTAGTCCTAATACATTACTGCAGTTTAACAACGGTACACCAAATGCTGAAGAAAGGCAAATGATTGAACACCGTATAAAAGAAAAATTTACTGGTAGTGGAGGTGCTAAATTTGTACTTGCTTTTAATGATAATGCAGAGAGTGCAGCAACAGTTGAAACTTTACAAATTAGTGAAGCACATAACACCTACCAATATGTTAGTGAAGAATGTACTAAAAAAATAATGGTAGGTCACAGAGTTGTAAGTCCTATGCTTTTGGGTATAAAAGATAATTCTGGTTTAGGTAATAATGCTGATGAGTTAAAAACTGCTAGTATATTAATGGATAATATGGTAATAAGACCGTTTCAGACGCTTTTAATAGATGCCTTTGACCAAATACTAGCCTATAACTCAATAAGCCTTAATTTATACTTTAAAACGCTTCAGCCTTTAGAATTTACAGACTTAGAGAACGTAGAAGATGAAGAAACTAAAGAAGAAGAAACTGGTGTAAAGTTATCACAAGATTTTGATGATGATGATATGCTTAACGTACTAGAGGGAGAGCCAATAAGTGAAGAATGGGAACTTGTAGAAAAAAGGGAATATTCAGAAGATAACGAAAGTGTAGAAGATTGGGCAAAAAGATTAATAAAAGAAAAGAAAACTGGCTTACAAAAGTTAGCTGATTTTATTAAGTCTAAACCTAGTGCTAAAAGCTACTTAGATAAGAGTTACTACAAAGTACGTTATGAGTATGCTGAAAAATACAGTAGTGGTAATAGTAGAAAGTTCTGCAAGAATATGATGGGTAGAACTGATAGAGGTGTTGTATATAGAAAAGAAGATATAGACCAAGCTAGTTTTCAAGGTGTAAATAATTCTTTTGGTCACAAAGGGCAAAACTATTCGCTATTTAAGTACAAAGGTGGTGTTAATTGTGGGCATTTTTGGAATGAAAACCTTTATAGGTTAAAGAAAAAAACAGATGGAAGTTTTAGAGAAGATAAATCTTTAGCAAGTAGTGAAGAAGTAAACAATATACCGAAAAGCTACAAACCAAATCCAGCTGGTAATAGAGAAAGTAAAATAGCACCAAAGGATATGCCTAACAATGGACATCATCCAAATTATAAAGGATAAAATATGGCTACTGCATTATTTATAAAAAGAGAGGATATTGTAAGAAACAGTATTATAGATGGAAACGTAGATACAGACCGTTTTATACAGTTTATTAAGATTGCTCAACAGATACACATAAGAAATTACTTAGGTTCTAAATTGTACGATAGGATATCTACTGACATTATCAATGATACTTTAACTGGCGATTACTTAGAACTTGTTACAACTTATCTGCAACCTACTTTGATACACTTTGCTATGATGGATTATCTACCATTTGCTGCATACCAAGTAAAGAACGGAGGGATATTTAAACATACTAGCGAGAACGCACAGAACGTAGATAAAAACGAAGTAGATTACTTAGTAGCTAAACAACGAGAGTTTGCTAATTATTATGCAACTAGGTTAGTAGACTATTTATGTTTTAATGATAATTTATTTCCAGAGTATAACGAGAATGTAAACGAAGATGTTAATCCAGATACAGATACAACTTTTAACGGATGGGTACTATAATGAAAAAAAGGTATAAGCCAAAAAATCAAAATATTATCAAGCTAAAACAATATTTAAAAAATACTGATTTAGAAAAAAAACGTAGGCTATGAAAAAACCGAGTTTAGCATTAATACCTAGTGGTTACAAAGCTGGTAAAGTTTATAGTATATTACCTAATAATGGTGTAGGAGATTTCATATTATCAAGAAATAGTGTAGCGACAAGAGTAAATAAAGATGGTTTAATAGAAGAGGTGGCTATTGATGTACCAAGATTAGACTACTCAGATGTTGGTTGCCCAAGTTTATTATTAGAGCCACAAAGAACGAATAATATATTGAATTCTGAAAGTTTATCAAATGCAAGTTGGCAAAAATTTAATAGTGGTTTAGCTGCTACACCTATAATAACAGATAATTATGCAATTTCGCCAAGTGGAGAAATGAATGCATCAAGATTACAAATGGACTTAAACGGTGGTACAACAACATCCGACAGAGCATTTGTAAGACAATCGCTAACAAGTCAGACAGATTATTATTTTAGCGTATATCTTAAAAGTACAAACGGAACAGAGCAGAAATTGAATTGGCACTTTGGAAGTGATGATTTTTTAATAACAGTTACTGATGAATGGCAAAGGTTTGAATTACCAAGAAGTGGAGATGCTACGACTTGGGCGGGTTTAGGGTTAAGAGGTAATTTGGTTGGTGCTATTGGAATTGACGA